ATCGGCCTCGAAAAAAGATGCATTTAGACTAACAAAATCGCGCAAGTCGTTGAGTGATGGTGCTGGGATGTTCATGCTCATACATATATCACCACGTTCCTTTATATGACTTAAGCTATTGCAATTGCGTATTATGCAACTATTCGTGCATTCTTTTTGTGATACGGTTATACATTTTTGATTTCTTTCTAGTATTCTTTTTAGATTTTCCGCCACGGTTTAATGCATTGGTTGTTTTCTTCTTATTTTCTTCCGATGAAAGAGAGTCGTCTTGTTCCGCTTCAGGCATGGAGTCTATGCTATTGGTTTGAGCGGAATGAACATCATGTTGCATGGATGGGGAAAAATTTTCGATTTCACGTATTTCTTGTTTTGTCAACTGAAAATAGCGATAAATATCTTCGTCACTATCAATCGTAATGTCAAAACTAGAGGGTTTTATTAAATTTCTCATTACATAATCGCGCGGACTGCGTTGCGTTCTGAAAATATTTTCTAAATATGCAAATAATTTGCTATTCATTAATTTTTTTATATTTTCACATTCATTCAGCGACTCACATGTGACATAGACGACAAAACTGGTTCCGGGAAATAAATTTTTATCTTTATCGATTAAAATTCGCTTACCTAATGTAGGGTATAATACCTTGAATTTATTCATATCTGGATGCGTCTTATTCGCCCATGATATTTCATCGTCTTCTGGATTTGTTTTTATTTTGGATATTATCTTATTCACATGAGTCGCACTTTTCGTGTCTTGTAAATTGTCGTGTATGCGTGCAGCTCTGCGATTCCAAGCGTTGCTATTTATTTTGATTAACTTGTTAATAATAACATTATTATTTGACTTTGTAGTAGTATCTAATATGGACTGAAAGGATAATTTCAGATGAGGTTCGACCGTATCATCATCAAAAACAACCATAGTCGTGTCATAATGATTGTTATTTTGCAATATAAAATACATAAAATCGCTACCAATGTTTTTAAAATAATTGCTTTTGATAGAGTCGCTTGTATTTATATACAATATGTTATGCATGTGTGATAGGGTGCGCTGAGCAGTCGCACTGCCTAATAAATACAATAATGACAATTTCGGGGTTATAAATAGCATATATCCGTCTGGTTTTAATTGATGGAGTAAAATATGGTGTATAAATTCAATATATGCCTTTTTTCTACCGGAACCCTGATACGGTGGGTTACCAATGACAACGTCGAATCCTTTAAAATCATTGGGCAAGTGAAATGCTTCCAATACATTCATTTCCAAACTATCACCTTCGTGAATATTTAAATCATATGTATCCCCGCAGAATATTTTTTTGTAAATAAATACGTTCTTAGGAGTGAGTTCGGAAGCATATAACATATGCTCTAATATATGTCGTCGTCGCGCCTTTTCGTCTTTTATTTGTGTAGCTAATCCAATCATCAATCGCTGATACACAATGATGGGGAAATTTCCAATACCAACTGCCGGGTCGAACCATTTCAAATTCAATTCTGAAAATATACTTTTCCCATGGGCTTTTATATAGGCATCGTCTAATCTGTCCAGCATAGTATTCACTAAGGCGATTGGTGTAAATACTTCGCCATGTTCTTTTTTTTCTTTTGCTTTCGGCTTTAATTCACCATTAATAAATTCCAATAATTTATCCGGTTCATGAATCGTGTAATATTGTGTTTTTTGTGATATAATGATTTTATTCATCACTTGTTTGTCGCCGGAATGATTCAATGCGTCTAACACCTCGGCTATAACCTTCTCGGGATAAGGGTCATCCGTATTTCCAGATAAACGCCCGTTTAAAATTTTTAGAAACATAGTCTTTTGCTCATCATCTTTGTATATTTCAGTTTTCAACGCATCAATATCATCGACGACTGTTATCTGCGCATTTGTCTTTGAAGCATCGGTCAAAATACACTTTGAACCCTTGTCGTTATAAAGTGTGAAAATATTTAATAAGGATATGAATTCTGTGATTAATTCACACGCAACGTCGTTTAGATTTATTTCCGGGCGTGGTTTTTCCTTCTTTTGTTTGCTTGATGCAATCTTTTCCTTTTTCTTTCCCGATTCAATGATATTGTCAGTTTTCTCAATTTCATCCGCTTGACGTTTTTTATCCAAATGTATTTTTTCAAATGCGCCTTTTAATGCTTGCAATTTTTCCATATCAAATGAAAACGTTTGTATCACTTTTTTAATATTGTCCACATTTATATTCCAAGATGCATATAGTTTATTGAATAATTCGGATACAAACTTGTCCTTTTGCGCTTCCGTATCTCCATATTTGTCATGTAATACATCATCGTCAATGTTTATCAAATCTGTAATTTGACGGTATTTTTGTATATCACCTTCTTCAGCTTTAGTGGTCATATTTTCGCTGAATAAACTTACATTCGTAAATGCTCGTTGGGGATTCATATCAACCATGAACCCATATTTTTTTTGATTACAATATTCATTTGGTGCGCACGACGGGGTTTCGACTTCCGTCATTGAACGAAATAACATTTGAAAAATAGCATCGGCACTTTCGGTCGAATTCCATAAGGTAACAATGTCCACGTTGCGAAGAGAAATACCTAATTGCAAGCGCTGTCCTGCCAAAATAATTAAATTGTCGGCCTTGATTTTTCCATCTTTCATATCTTTTTCAATACTTTCAATTTCGGTTTTTATCGTATGAGGATGATTCATATAGGTAACGCCGTGTATAGTTCGTCCAGTTTTTGAACTGTCTTCAATATCAACTGCCACATAAAAATGATAATGCTTGTATACATCTTTGAATTCATTTGAAGCAGTTAATAAGTGAATCAGTGCCTTTATTTTGTGTGTTATCTTACCAGACCCAAGTGGCAAAAACCATAGTTGTGTGGTTTTATGTTGCGATTGTAATGTTCGACAAGTATTTACACATATATTTCGAATACGTGGTAATATACCCCTGGCTCGATAAAAAGATTGTTTATCATAAGTTTCATTTTTATTCGGGTAACCAAAATAATAACGCATCATTTCTTTTAATTGTTCTTCGTTTGCAAATGTATCACTCTCCCCGATTGTAGCAAATAATTTATTCATATCCCATCCAAATTCCGTATTTCCGATTTTTAATTTTTCAACATTTAAAAATTCTTTATCCCACAAAGACGTAATTAAATATGGTTTTGGGTAGATGGCATACTCCTTTTTCAACTTTTCTAATAAGGATTGTCCACTTTTATCCCCATAATATTCCAACGCGGCATTATATATATGTGAACCAAACTGGCTTTTTATATCATTATGTGTCATAGATGTTTCGTCCAAATTTTGCATGATTTTTATATCATGCATATCCCACGTCATTTTACATTTCGCTGGAATACCATATACATGTAATGGCTTGTTATACGTAGCCGTCACATAAATTTTAACAGTTTGTGTTATAGTGCTATTTAAAATATCCACAATTTGTTTTGCCTTTGTTGTGCTCATACCAAAATGCGCTTCATCTAAAAACATTACGTCTATATCTGGATGCTTGCCAAACAATGTGTTTATACGCGAAGTAATTGTTTTCATATCCTTAGTGTCGTCATCTACTATATCTTCATTGTTGCTAGATGACCAGCCTAATTTTTGTTTTGAAATAATGACAACACTATGTTTATCGCTATGAAATACTTTTTTCGAAGAAACGGCACCATTATACGTAATTACATCGATACCGAATTTTTCAAAGTCAATGTAATTGTTGAAAATAGATTCATATTCTCCAAATGTTTCATTCGGTGCAGGTGTCATCATTAAAAACTTTAATTTCTTACCGGGATGCAATGTCTCGCTTCGTTTCACATATTCAAGTATGGTCCCTGCCATAATAAACGATTTACCAGACCGAGGAATCGCACCAACCAGAATATTTTTCTCTCCATCCTCAATGAGTGCGTTTATTTTGAATATAAACAATTGTTGATGAAATCGTGGAATAAATAGTTGCTTTAATACATTCAAATAATTTTTCTGAAAATCTAGTATGTTCTCGGATGTTTGTAAATAATTATATTGTTCGAGTAATTTTTTCAATTTAAAATAAAAATGTTGCAAGTCGTTTGTGTCATAGATGTGTTCATAATTACCATTTGGATTAATGTATTTAATTAAAATATTACTGGAAATATGCTGCGAATTGAATTTTTCAATAGCCTTTTTCTTGTCCTTTACAAAAATATACAAATGAATGTTGCGATGTTCTTTTTCATGTTCGCGTATTAAACTACATAGCTTACCTATATCATATTTGCTAATCTCTTTTTCTTGTGCAAAATATTTGACCGAAATAAAATACAAATCTTCGGTATTGTTATGAATATTTTTATTTAAAAACGTTATATCTGAATAGCCATCTGAATTGCCACTTCGAACTGATTTCAATAAATATCCACCATCGGGTTGTTTATATAATTTATTTCCATCCCAACAATTGCGTTGAAATTGTATAGCTGTTTTATTCGAATTTTCATTTATAATATGATATGTTTGCAGTTGTTTTTCTACTGCAGGCAATGTTAAATCCGTGACGCCAAATTTTATGCATAAATCCCACAATCGTTCATAATAAAAGCCTTGTGACGACCTGTCTTCTTTTATATTTCCATCATCTACTTCGTCAGAGACATAGTTGATTTTATCTAAAATGTCCGTTTTTATATGATTGCTATGTTTGATAGTTGTCTGGATAAATTGAAGAACCGTTTCGCGACCATAAGCTTTTAATTTTGTATTCTCCCAAATCTCTTCACTCATAATTATATACTATAATGATACTATAAAACATCCATTCTTACATATATCATAATTAGAAACCCAAACAAAATGCAACATGTGGAAAACCCCGGTTTCCCAAATTATGATAATTCAGGAACTTTATTTCCAAAATTATCATAATTTAGGAAACCCGTATAGAACCCCTAGAAAAACAAAATGCCCAACTTTCCGGGATGGCCAAATACAACATGAGGCTTACTCCACTTTTTCGCATCATTTCTTCCAAACCCTGGTTTCCCAAATTATGATAATTCAGGAACTTTATTTCCAAAATTATTATAATTTAGGAAACCCGAATAGAAACCATCTATAAAAACAAAATGCCCAACTTTCCAAGATGGCCAAATGCAACATGAGGCCTACTCCACTTTTTCCATCCATTTCCGAAAACCCCCCGGTTTCCCAAATTATGATAATTCAGGAACTTTATTTCCAAAATTATTATAATTTAGGAAACCCGTATAGAACCCCCCTGAAAAACAAAATGCCCAACTTTCCAAGATGGCCAAATACAACATGAGGCTACTCCACTTTTTCCATCCATTTCTACAAAACCCTGGTTTCCCAAATTATGATAATTCAGGAACTTTATTTCCAAAATTATTATAATTTAGGAAACCCGAATAGAAACCCCCCCGGAAAAACAAAATGGTCAACTTTCCAAGATGGCCAAAATACAACATGAGGCCTACTCCACTTTTTCCATCCATTTCTTCCAAACCCCGGTTTCCCAAATTATAATAATTCAGGAACTTTATTTCCAAAATTATCATAATTTAGGAAACCCGAATAGAAACCCCCGGAAAAACAAAATGGTCAACTTTCCGGGATGGCCAAAATACAACATGAGGCCTACCCCACTTTTTCGCACCATTTCTTCCAAACCCCGGTTTCCTAAATTATGATAATTCAGGAACTTTATTTCCAAAATTATCATAATTTAGGAAACCCATATAAATAATATCAATCATTATAATAAAATGAGCGAAAAACCAAAATATTGTTGTGAAACATGTTTGTATTACACAAATCTAAAGCAAAATTTCACCAAACACAATGAATCCGCGAAGCACAAAAAGAAAATACAACCGAATAGTGACCATGCAGGCACTTTTCATTGCGAATTGTGTAATACCTATGTCAAAACGAAATCTGGACTATGGAAGCACAAAAAGACGTGCAAAGCTGTGGCGAAACAAACGGTCCCGTCCGAGCAAACTGCATACAGGATAGATATCCACGAAATCAAGCAATTGCTGGTGAAAATTCTAGAGAGCCAAAACCAACCGCGTAACGAAGTCATTAGCACCAACAATAACAATATTAATATTTTCCTCAATGAAAAATGCGGAAATGCGGTGGATATTCGCGAATTTTGCAAAGCTATGGAAGTCATGGAAGACCATTTTAAAACCGTGGGGGAAAAAGGCTACTTAGTCGGCATGGCGGAAATACTCCAACACAATCTAAGCAAATATACCATTTTCCAGAGACCGATTCACTGCATCAAAGATAAAGACGACGAACAAAATGACCAAATACATATACGCTATAACAAAACCTGGACACCCGAAACTCGCGAATCCAATTTCATACTGAAATCCGCCGTAGATGAAATCGACGAAAAGGTCTATGACGAATTTAAACACTATACGGAAGAAAAGGGCAAAATGCAAAACCACGAAAAAATCTCGAATCGACTCCTCACCTCCTGGGACATGAAAGACGAAACCACCAATAAACTCCTCGAAATCGTCATTGTCGATGTAGAGCAGCCTGCGCAAAAAGAACCCATGTAATTTTGTGTTATATGCATACTATAACACAAAGGTGTGCAACTGCAAATATAGCAGCGCATTACTAAATGACCACAAATCACTCTTCCGACACCCACCTGCAATACATAGTGTATGTAAATAAAACGTCAAAATATTTTATTGCTCTAGTATAATTATGAACCTGGTCGATTTTAGTCAAATTGATTACACTTTTCTCAAAGGAATTACTGCGAGTCCATCAAATGAACCTGAATTATTTTGCAGACAAGTGAAATTCGCAGCGGCAAAGTTACCATTCGATATTACACTACGTTTGATGGAGTTTGCTGGTCGCGGGTCTCCTAGTGGATGTTTATTGTGTCAAAACATAGTCGTTGATAATACGACACCTCAAACACCCCCCGGAAACACTTATTTTCTGGGCGAAAAAACAACACTCGCCAAAATACAAGGAATACTCATCAGTGTTATAGGAGATATGATTGCCTATGAAGCCGAAGGCTATGGAAAACTCTTTCAAGACATAGTTCCGATGCAAAATATGGCCAAAAACCAGACGAGTTTAGGTAGCGACATTGAACTCGAAATTCATACTGAACAAGCATTTTCGGCGTTGCGTCCAGATATTCTCAGTTTAGCTTGTTTGCGAGGCGATGAAAAAGCCTACACGTATATTTTGCCCGTAAAAAGTGTCATAGAGAATTTGACACCTTTCGAAATTCAAATGCTCCGAGAACCCTTATGGATAACGGGCGTCGATTTATCCTTTAAATTACACGGAAAGCCGTTTTTAGAAGGCGATATTCGCGGACCGATGCCGATTTTGAGCGGCCCCGAAGATGACCCACGTCTTCTTTTCGACCAGGATTTGATGATGGGCACTACTCCGGAAGCTGACGATATGGTCAAAAAAATCGTCGAAATTTATTACAAGCATCGTATTGCACATTGTTTGCAACCCGGCGAAATTATTTTCGTGGATAATCGTCGCGCCGTGCATGGGCGGTCTTCGTTCTCACCAAAATACGATGGATATGACCGATTTCTAGTGCGCTGTTTTGCTACCCTGGATTATGAAAAAAGCGCCCACGCCAGAATTGGGCGCACCGTGGGGGCTATGTATAGCTAAGTCAATTTGGCAGACAATTGTCGAAACGCCTGTAATGCTCGTGTTATAGCATTATCATCTATATCACGATGCACGACGACCCGCATTAAAAAGGGCTCCCATACAGAAACGAGAACATTCATGTTTCTTAATATGTCTGACCAGTGTGGGTTATCTGTGTTTACTCTAGCAAACAATATATTCGTTTCGACGGGATACACTTCGAAAATCGGCAAGGTGGCCAGCGCGTCGGCTAATTGCCGAGTGCGTATATGGTCGCGATGTAGGATTCTTACTTTGAAATCGTCGACTGCAATTAAACCCGCGGCGGCTAATATACCCGCTTGACGCATACCTCCACCGAGGGCTTTGCGAATGCGTCGCGCCTTTGCAATAAATTCATTGGAACCTAGTAAGAGAGAACCGACCGGAGCCCCTAATCCTTTCGATAAACACACGGACAAGGAATCCACATATTCGCCGAGTGTCGTGGGTTCGAGCTGCATCGCAGCAAGTGCATTCCATATACGCGCGCCGTCCATGTGGATGGGAACACCCGTTCTCAAAGACAGAGCTTGCAATTCCTTCAAAAAAGAGAGCGGCAATACCTTACCTCCACACGCATTGTGGGTATTTTCTATGCAAATGAGCTTTGTCTGCGGTTCATGTATATCATCTTCACGAATGGCTCTTCGAATACTGTCAATATCCATTGTGCCATCATCCATATTCGGCAATGTGCGATAGGAAATGCCACCGAATTGTGAGGCTCCCGCTTGTTCAAACAAAAACATGTGACTCTTATCGCCCACAATAATTTCCGAACCCCGTCGATTGCACCAGGTCAAGGTTGCGCATAAATTACTCATGGTTCCTGAGGGGAAAAAGAGTGCAGATTCTTTTCCAAACATTGCCGCAACGCGATTTTCTAAGGCAATGACAGTAGGGTCTTCGCGATATACATCATCACCTACGGCAGCCTCGGCCATGGCCTTGCGCATAGCGGGTGTAGGTTTCGTTACCGTATCACTGCGAAAATCAATCATAATAGTGTAATAGTAAGATGTATTTATGTGGATTGTATTTGCAAATAAATCAAGTTGTCGAATGTCCGCATGCGCGATTTATAGGTGCGACCAATCTCCGCCAGCTGTTCGTTCACATAGGCCACAATAGGAGCAATTTCGTCTAAAATCGCGGTTTGATAATTACCGGGTGCCGATACTCGCAAATGCGCTAAAAAACGAAACAATATATCCGTCATGGTATTCATCAATACTTCTAACACATTGTATATTTCACGCTTCTTTTCGGTGCGTTTTTCGTTTTGCTGCAGCAGCATTTTGAAACGGTCTTCGTCTAGCAGATTCATCATAAATTTCACGCGCAAATCGCGATTCTTACTTTCGTAATTTGCCGGGCGGTAGCGGTCCATTTCAACGTGACGCAAATGAATCGTATTACGCACGGTCGTTTCTAGCGTTTGTCGTAATCGTGATGAATCCGGATGATTTGAATGCTTGCGCTGCAATAAATTGCGGAATTCCGTGAAAATATTATGGGTTAATTCATTGCATTGTGCAATAGGTTGATTGTCGGCGACATTGCCATTACGACGGAGCCACTCGAAATAATGCGGATTGTGGATATTCGTCTGAATCTGACCTGTGCGCCAGTCAAATCCCGTATGACACTGGGTACAAAACATCTGATTGCATCCCTCTAGTTTATAAATACCCGTATGACACTTTGGACAGGGTTTCGTATTTTGTGAAAGGAGTTGCGCTGTCGCGACGTCGTCGGGATTACATGTATGTTCGACGTCGCGCGTGGCGCCCTTCAACTGGTGGCACTGATTGCATGCCCATTGCTCGCAAATACCGCATTTCCACTGAGTGCTGAGGAATCCGCGACAATTGGAATCTGGACACCCGCGCACAAACTCAAATCGGGTTTCGGGTTCGACGGCTCTAGCTGGGCGTCGCATAAGCTCATAGGATTTGGTCTGCATCGATTGTAATAAAACATATTTTTCTTGAATTTCATCGCGTAATTTCGCCATTTCTGTGCGCAACTTCAATATCGCATATTCACGTTCCACGAGCGGTTGAGTCGACGGCAAGAGTGCTCGCTCACGTTCGTATAACACATTTTCGCGATGGGTCTTGAATTTTTTATTTAAAAAGACAGCCGTAAAATGGCTGGACATAAATTGTCGCGTCCATTCCCGATTGCATGGTGGATTCATACATTTGGGGACCGATTCATTCAATAAATAGGTTTCACAGCATGTGCGACAGGCTTCGAAATTGCAATATTGACACGGTATGGATTTGCGTGTGGATAAATTCGTTTTATAATCGCATATTTGACAAACTTGAGACATATAGTGTGAATAGGAAGATTGTGTTTATGTATGTTTGTATAATTCGTTGTATGGGTGGAAAAAATATATAATAAGTATATAATGTTTTCCTACTTTAGTGAAAAACCAGAAGAAACCGTGAAAGAAGTTGTCGAAGAGATTGTTGCTGCATCCACACCAGAAGAAACCCCTGCATCTGCATCGGAAGAAACTACTGCATCTGCGCCTGAAGAAACCCCTGCAAAAGTCGAAGAGGTAGCAAAAGCCGAAGACGTTGTCGTCGTCGATAAACAATCATCAGCTTTAGACAAATGCACCCCCGGATTTTCATGCACCATCATGTAAAGTTCTCAGCGCACGGGTTCGTAATGACCACCTGTCCATTGTAGTGTAATAGATTTGTCGATTCGCCCATGCAATGGAATAAATTCTATGACACTATGTTGCCCAAAGCGATGATTCTGGACGACGATGCGAAGATTCCATATATTGCATGCGGCTTGAATTTCAATGGCTCCTCCCCAGGTGCTCATATTGCGCATATGACCAATATAGTCGGGTGTATCGAGTTGCAAAATAAAAGACGTATCTAAACCCTCTATTACCGGTTGATTTTGCTGCAAATAATCGCAAATCCGCTGGCGAATGTCAAAACTCGACTGAGGTATAAAATGGCTCAAACTATTGAATAAACAGCTCATATAGTAATATGTATATTTTATGTCAACCCATATAAAGAAACCGCGCAAGTATATGTGTGCTAGTAATACTAGTTCGTTATTGTTCCCATCGTCTAGTGGTTAAGGACACCAGACTTTGAATCTGGTAACCAGAGTTCGAGTCTCTGTGGGAACTTGATGTTTATATATTATGTTGTAAATATACAAACAATAAATATTATGATTTCATGAAATCTACGATTGCTTGTGTACAATTTTTGTCATACATGCATTCACCGTGTAATAAATCCTGGTTTATATATTTATGAATCGGCCGTATTGTTTCATCGGTAGCTTGTAACTGTTGTCGTTTTCGTATATAATAATCCGCTAATGGATTCATTACCGAAAAATTCACCATATTATCGTTGGTAGATATTATAATTGTAATTTCTATATCTAGAGGTATATCATCAATATCCAAATACATATTATACCATGCAAAATTGCGAACAAGCGTATGTGAAATATTCAAATCGTTTCGTACAAAATAATACAACAAATAATCTGTAATTGTTTCTGGTGGTTTATACAATAAGGTATAGGTTTGTTCCGGAAAACATGTAGTTATACTAGTAGGTTCAATCAGTGTCAAATGATGAATAATATGCGGGCTTAATCGAACAATCCAATTGCATAAAAACGTGCCCCATGAATGCCCAATGACGTTTATTTTTTCAATGGAGTGACATTTCAAAATTTCGCGAACATTCATATTCACTTCGTGTGCATTTTGCACTCGCAAAGCAAACGACATTAGTTTGATACAATCATAATTGTATAATATAATAGTGCGGGTTTTGCACAATTCTCGAATCAAATCGTTATAAAAGTGCCATCCAGTGAAAATACCGTGGAAAATAAGCACGGGTAATTGGTTTGATGTAGGATGAATATATATCCAATAGGTAGTGCCATCGGGTAATTGTTCTTTGCAAAACCCATGGCATCTTAACTGTTTTATATTCGTATATAATTCTATAACCCATAAAATGCTGCAAAGAAGAAGCGGATGATGAATATAATGCAATGGTTCAAATGTAACATGCATATGTTTGATAGATGGATTATATCCCCTCTTCCATGGAATATCGAAAGTATCCTTTGCTAAAGTGCGAAGCTGTTTCACTGTTTCAAATTGTTCTTGGTCTAGTGCAGGTAAATGAGACGTGTATAATACCCATGCCATGAAAGTATCATAATTATCTACAAAAATATCGCACATATTTGCTTTCAAAAAATACAATGTGAAAAACATTTCATAACTGTATTCTGATTTGATAATGGATAAAATGTGATACATATGTGCAAAAATATCCTTTGGTTGTTTGAATATGGGTGCAATACATTTGATGGGTTTATTTATAGATGGAAACACAATAAAATATATATATGCACAAAAAAAGAATTCAATGAGTAACCATGTCCTAAATAAATGATAAAGAAATGTGCCTATCGAATCAAACATAATATATACTTGCAACAAATCAATTCGCATATTTTGCGGCAAAAATTACAAATTGACAATACAAAAAGATATAAATATTTGTGTCATAACAATCTATGACACAAAATCAACATATCATGGGTGGCTGGTCTGACGCGGATATGCGGTCATCCAGAGTCCACGAAGCTGCTTTGTTTGCCTGCCGGCACGCTTATCGTGGTCAATTTGTGAGTTATATGATGCTTACTGCGCGGCAGCAAGTCGTTGCGGGCATGAAATACGATTTTATTCTCGATGTTTTCGTAAGGGGTGTGGAGAATGGTGAAATCGTGGAATACCGTCGCCATTTTATTGTATATGACCGGTTCGGCGAATATAGTCTTGAACAACAAACCACATAAATATTTGTATTTATTCTTTTGTAATCATACAATACAAATGAATGCCATGAGCGATGAGCAATCGCATATATTAGACCATATAAAGGCCCGTCGAAACGTCATTGTCGACGCCATTGCCGGGTCCGGTAAAAGCACCACCATTTTGTCCGTGGCATCTGCTTTAGCCGACGTCAAAGTTCTCCAGATGACCTACAATGCCATGTTACGCCACGAAATCAAAGACAAAACGAAAACCCTGGCCATTACGAATATCGAAGTCCATACCTTCCACAGTATCGCCGTCAAATACTACACGTTATCTGCCCACACTGATACCGCATTACGTCATATATTATACAACAATACTCCCCCGCGCATCAAAATACCCCCTTTTGAACTCCTCGTTCTCGACGAAGCGCAAGATATGACCTTTTTGTATTACCAATTCATCGTCAAGGTCGCCAGGGATATGGGGGGCAAATTTCAACTCCTGGTTCTCGGCGACTACAAACAAGGACTCTATGAATTCAAAGGTGCCGACACCCGCTTCTTAACCATGGCCGACCAAATCTGGTCGCAACATCCTCAGCTTATCGGCCCAGAATTCGTCCGCTGTTCGCTCAAAACATCGTATCGTATTACTCGTCCGATGGCACAATTCGTGAATAAAGCCATGTTAGGCGAAGACCGCATGCACGCACAAAAAGACGGCGAACCCGTGCATTATTATCGACAAACACGCTATAACACGGAACGTTTTGTGGTTTCGCAAATTCAGTATCTGTTAGAAAGCGGCCAGGCGAAACCGAGCGACATTGCGGTATTAGGTTCGTCCGTCAAAGGCGTCAAGAGCAATATACGCCGCATGGAAAACGCCCTGGTCGAAAACGAAATACCGTGCCACGTTCCCATGATAGAAGGGGGTGAAAATATCGACGAAAAGGTCATCGACGGCAAAGTGGTCTTTTCCACCTTCCATTCCTTCAAAGGCCGCCAGCGACCCTACGTCTTTGTCGCCGGATTCGACAATAGCTATTACTATAATGCGAAAACCGCTACGAAAACATCGTGTCCAAATACACTCTATGTAGGCGCCACGCGCGCATCAAAAGGCCTGTATTTATTAGAAAAGAATGACTATAGCACGGACCGTCCGCTCGAGTTTTTGAAAATGACGCATTTTGAAATGAAACAGGCCGAATTCGTAGAGTTCAAAGGAATGCCACAAAGTATTTTTTATGAGCGCAAAATGGACCGAGAAAGCATCCAGACGATTCCTCGCCACAATGTTACGCCGACCGAGCTCATTAAATTCGTTCCCGAAAGTGTCATAGAGGAAATTACTCCTGTTCTCGACAAGATATTTGTCAATATTCAAGTTGGGGAATCCGAAGAAATCGATTTGCCGACCGTTATCAAAACGCGGCGGGGATTTCACGAAGACGTGAGCGACTTGAACGGGATTGCCTTGCCGTGCATTTATTATCAGCATATGCAAAAACGGTGGAAAACGGATGCTGCTGAATCGAATATTTTGCTGAAAATGATTCACAACAATATGGGCGATGTGCGCGAAAACGAGCACCGGTTCTTGAAGAAAATCATTGCTGATATGCCGGCCGAATGCGCGAAAATCAGCGATTATCTGTATGCGGCGAACGTGTATGTAGCAACGCAGGAAAAACTCTATTTCAAATTGAAACAAATCGAACCCGACGAATACAACTGGTTGAAACGGGACACGATGATTCGCTGTTTGAAACGTCTTGATTCACACGTGATGAGTGAATGCAAACAGAAAATCCCGATTTTCGAACAAGTTCTCGTGGATTATGCCATGGACGAAGAACATCGCATTTTGGACGAATGGTTACGCCCTCATTTCCCAGAGCCCGTCGAATTCCGGTTCTCGGCGCGTCTGGATTTAGTGACGGAGAAATCAGTATGGGAACTCAAATGCACGAGCAAGATAACTATCGACCATCAATTGCAAGTGGTTATTTATGCCTGGTTGTGGAGAACCTTAGTGGCCGATGAACGAAATATACGTATTTTGAATATCAAAACGGGTGAAGTTCTCGAATTGCGCGCCTCCGCGGAGGAATTGACACAAATCATGGTGGCGCTTCTTAAAGGGAAATATTGCGAACCGGTGGTGAAAACCGACGAAGAGTTTGTGCATGACTGCTGTGAAGTCATTGCATAAATGGATAGAAAAATAATAGCCGAATGAGTATTATTTTTCGCTAGGATGCTATTGTTCCTTTTTCGCTACAATGCGTTTCATGAATGATTGATAGGCACTTTCTAGTGTAGGTTCATGCACATAAGGTAGGTCATTGTCCTGGCAAAATTTCTTGACGATAGGTGCAATCGTGGGGTAATGATGATTGCTCATATTTGGAAACAAATGATGCTCGATTTGATGATTGATTCCGCCGAAAATCATGGACCACCATTTGTATTGATTCGCAAAATTACCGGAATTGCAAATTTGACGCTTTGCCCAGTCGGGGCCATCATAATGATTGTTGTAGGTGTCATACAAATCGTGATTTGGAAATATATTGATATAATACAAAACATTCAAATTTAAAACATAAAAGATAGCTGGAAGTATACCGATTCTACATAAAAATAGGATTTTGCAAAAAATAATGGCAAGTTCTGTTGTGCAGTAATATTTATGAGTTGTGTATTTATTGAACGCCCGCTTTGCATATAGAAATGATTGTAAGGTATGTTGTCCAGGAAAAAACGCAAATATGATGGTATTTATTAGATGTTGTGTTGATGGACTCAAATGACTTATGTCAATCATATGTGCATATTCATATAAATATTTATCTGGGTCCTGTTCATCTCCAGTGAAAGAATGATGTAGTATCACATGATGCAAATACCATATAGAATGATTCCATATTGTCCAGCTTTGTGATATAATAGAAAACGCGGTATTTACCTTGTAATCGGTAGTGATTGCATAATGAGACGAATCATGTAAAATATTAAACAACAATGAAACTTCCATGGTGCTTGAAATGAATGCCAATATACATTGCAAGAATGCATGATGAGTATTCATTATCATATGATACAATAAATACATATAAGCGCAACCTATTACCGAGACAAACAAATACCATGAGGGCGGTGCTTTGACGGAAGCGCGGTCGGGGAATACTTCCTTGATTTTTTCTATCAGCTTATAATAAGTCGTGAAATCAGTGTTATATGTATTGACAATCACCGTATCGTCGTCGGCGACCAGAGGTTTTTCATATTTATCTAAAGATTGTTTGATACTTTCCAGGTCCGAAAACGCATGATATGATTCGAAAAGGGCCGTGCAATCCTCGAGTCCCTTTGTTTTTTCGATGATTTCTGCACCACCTGGGTGATGTTGCGCGAAACTTGTTAAATCATAGGATTTTCCGTAAAGTTTCCACATGGGCTCTATAGTATATAGGGGGTTTCTTTTTATGTTAGTATAACAAATATAAAAACATCGTAATACTACGAGTAACTATAAAATGCATCATTTCACTGCTCCATTATGCGGGACATTGTTTTACATGTATGTATCTCAAATGCTCAAAATGATGTATATTGAGAGTCCCTTCAAACATAGCAACGACACTGTGAAATCGCTTTGCGAATCATGTTTTCGTGGGTTTTCGATTGCCCACAATGCCTTATTGTCGGGATTCAGTTTTTATATTTGCTCATCACTCGTCAATGTCGTTGCGCAGCAGGGCATGGTAATACGGTCTGGACATTTCATGTCGCAACCCGATGTCAAAAACCTTATTTTATGGTTTTATCTCTCAAAATATTACGAATATTTCGACACCTTTTTGCTCTATATGAAGGGTCGCAATCCGATTTTTCTACAAAAATATCATCACGTAGGTGCCGTCATTTGCTGGCATTTGTGTTATACATATGATGTGGATATGATTATCTATGGCACTATTTTGAACTCGGGCGTGCACACGGTCATGTATGCCTATTATTTGGCGACCTTATTCAAGTGGGACATTCGAGGCATGCGCATGTATATCACGAGTGGGCAAATGATTCAGCTGGGCACGGGCGCAATCGCGGGTGCATATTGTTACATGCCACCGGTGGAATCGTGGCAGAATTATAGTGTGATTTTGTTATTTGATGCCTACATTGTGGGGTTGATGGTTATGTTTGGGCAATTTATGGTGAATAATTATGTGGTAAAAAAAGAGACAATCAAGCAGGCCTAGAATGATTGGTGTTGGGCGCAGTGGCAGTGATTAGCTAAGGGCGTGCGCTGGCATAGTGTATTGTTTTTGGTGAGAACGCCGCAAATATATTTGTAGGTGCCGTTGCCCATACGTTTTTTGTTTGCTTTCCACGCCGCGCTCGATTCATCGAAATCGAACACAAAGGGTGCTAATAGAGGGCGGGCAAGTTTTGCTTGTGAACGTGTTTGTACCATGGTAAATAATGACTGGATGCTCTCCTGTCATTATTTTGCTAAAGAATCAATTTTATTTGCGAGTTTTTGGAAGTCTGCGCACCGTATAGCGGCAAACCTTTGTGCAGCGGCAGCGCTTGGTCTCGCGATTTTTATGACTCCCGCGTCTCTTGCATGTGGAAGTGTGTTTGGGGGTTTTGGCTGGCATTATACAGTTGGAGGATATTTTATTGCATGATTTGCTGGTATTTTTGATATGTGTCGTAAAGGGTGTCATATGATAAATTCGGCAACATTTGGTCTTTGCTCATGGTGACCGAACATCCGCCTGTTTCTAGCAAGGAAACGTCAAAGCGGTGAATCCCGTGGGAAAAACAATACAAGAGTATGTTCTCCACATT